GCGTGCGCCCGGTCGCCGTGAGGATCAACCGCCCCCGCATGCGCCGTGACAGCCGCAGCAACCTCACTGTCCCGAGCGATCGACGAAGGAATATGCGCATCCGGCACCGTCCCGGTGGTGATCTGAGACCCATCCAGATGCGCCGCAGCGATCGCCGCGTCCACCTCGCCCGATGTCACCGCACCGATCTGCCCCGCTGTCGGCGGAGCATGGACGTGATCACCACGCGACGCCACCACCGCCACACCAGCATCAGCCAGCCCAGAAGGCTGCGGCACAGCATCAGACAACACCGGACCACCCGCAGCATCCAACGCGGCCTGCAACCCAGACACAGCACTGATCGGATGCGCATCCGCAACGGAACGACCAGCGAGGTCGTTATGGACCGTGACACCACCACCACCGGTGGCGATGTTCTGACGGATGACCACCCTCACCGTCGATCCCGACCCATCCACCCGGATCGACGCACCCTCACCCTGCACCAGCACCCGATCAGACATGCGACACATCCGTCCCGATCGCGAACGCGCCCTCAAGCACCGTCAGATTGAAGACGTCCCCATCGACCGTGCCGGTGACCTGCAGGTCCCACGCCCACAGACCAGGCAGCACCGGCACCGCCACCCCACCCCACGACACGCTTGAGCCCGCAAAGGTCGCGTCGAGGTCGAGGATGAGCCCCGACGAACGATCCCGCCGGCGGCGCACCTGCGCCACAGCGGCAGTCACCGAGACTGGGAACTCCACGCCGCCACGCTCAACGACGACCTCCACTGTCTCCACTGGGAACACGTCGCCCTGCACGCACCGCGCAGGCCACTGTCCCGGCCGCAAATCTGTGCCAGCCATCAGACCTCCTCCATTGCTGTCGCCATCACACGATCTCCGACGCGACGACCTTGATCGACCCGTTCGAGTGGCCACCCGCAGCGACGACCGACGGGAAGATCAGGTCGCCCTGATAGCCGCGGAAATACGCCCAGATCGGCACCGTTTTCGTTGTCTCTGCCGAGGTCAGCACGATGTCGAGAAGGCCGTTCCACTCGACCGCACCGCCGGCGACACGGGCGATGTTGATCCGGAACTGCGAGCTCCCAGTCGCGCCGCTGTTGTCGCAGGTGACGGTCCACTTGTAGAGCCGGCAGGGTGTCTCGATCGGGAACCGTTGCCACCCCGACAGCAACCCCAACGCGGTCAACGAGTCTTTCGTGTCCCACGACCACGGCGGGATCTGCACCTCGGCCACCTTGCCGGTCGGGATCTTCGTGCCCAGATCGAGCGACGTTGCCGACGCTGCAGTCGCGCCACCAGCCCGGGCGATCATCCGGTCCAACGCCCTGGTCGTGTCCGCTCGGCGAGCGTCGAGGCGGGTGGAGAACTCGGGGGCGGCTTCCATGCGGTCTTCTCGGCCACCACCCCAACCGAAGCTCAGCCCGACGCACTCGAGGTCGTCGCCGGCTGCGTTGACGGTCTGACGGACGTCGAACGCGTCGCCAGGCTGGTCGCCTGCCCCGGTGGGTTCGACACCGACGACGGTGGAGGTGCGCGGCCCGGAGTGTGCTGCGAGCCACTGGTCACCGATCCGGTCGATCGCTGCGAGATCGTCGACGTCGCCGACGTCGAGCGCTCCTTCGACCCGGTCGCCGAACGCTGCGATCGCCGCGGCGTCGACCCGCCACCGCACCCCGCCCGGGTACGCGATCGCGACCGCGTTCGCGTACGGGGGGTCGCTCATCGTTCCGTTGTCCTGGTGAGCGACGTGAGGTTCACGCCAGCGGTGAGCGTCGCGCCTGACGCAGCGGCGGGCGACGCGTCCTTGTCGAACAACCGGACCTGCATCCCCGCCGGTGGCATGTCGACGTCAGCCCATGACGCTGCGAGCTGATCAGCGACGGTCCACACCGTGGACGACGGGACCGGCACGACGAACTCCGTGATCGGCTGGAACGCGTGCCCAGCAGCGTCGGCGGTCCTGGTGAACCCTTTCGTGACCCCGGTCAGCGCCCCTCGGGCCTGCGCTTCGGTGATGCAGTCGTCCAGGACCACACCAGCGGTGACCGGTGGCGGCGTCGCCGGGTAGCCGGCCGCTTTCAACGCGAGGACAGGGGGCCCGGCAGCCGGGTTCCCGGTGCACCACACCGGGGCGCCAACACCGACTGATTCCGACGCGTGCCACCCCGAAGCGATCAACCGGCCAGGGCCACCGACGTTCGTTGCTTTGATCGCGACGGTGTGCCACCCGGCGGGAAGGTCGACCGCTGACCGCCACGTCGCCCACCACACCGGCGACACCCCGTCCGGCGGCACCGTCTGGACCCGAACCCCGTCGATCCACAGCTCGAAGCTGTCATCGGCTGCGATGAACACGACGAACGGGCCACCGGACGCCAAGTTGAACCGGCCGCGAAAGTAGACGTCGCCGACCGGGTGCGACGTCCCCGAATCGGACCCGACCCAGATCGGCGTCGCGTACGGGTCTGGCCACGCGACCGGCCGCCAGGCCCCCCACGCTGTCTGCACGACGATCGTCGACGAGAACGGTGTCTCGTCGATCCCAGGCGACGCCCAGTTCCACACCCGGTTCCGCGACTGCGGCTTGTCCGCGCCGCGAACCCAGTGCTCGACGATGGCGCCTTCGAGCCGGCGGAGCAGCCCCGCGCCCTTCACGTCGACGACCTGCCCGGCTTCTTCGCCTTCGTCGACGACAGCGTCGACGACGGTGTCGTTGCCGAACGTGCCACGCAGCCGCCAGTCGGGCGGGCCACCCGCCGCGCTGACGTCCTCGAGAACTCGGATGCAGCGGCGGGCGCCGGTCAGAGCAGACAACGCAGGGTGCCCTCGGAGCACCGTGACGTTCCCCGCTCCCTGCTGGTTCTTCCGGCGTTGCACTCCGGCCTTCAGCGGCGCCCACTCAACGCCTGCCGCGGTGGTGTGCAGGTCAGCGACCTTCGCTGTGTTCCCGGCGTTCCACACCTCGACGGCGCACCTCGGGTCAGACATGAGCGCCGAGCTCCATCGTCACGTTCAGCACGACGAGCAGCCGGGTCTGGTCTCGTTGCGGGGGCTGCGCCTGGATCGTGACCTTCGCGGTCTTCGTCGCTCCGGACGGCAGGGTGAGCACCGATGTGCGTGGCGCACCGCCGACGACGGCGCTGAGCGTCGCGAGGTTCGACGCCAGGCCTTTGACCCGCGATGGTGCACTGGCCCCGGACTGGAGGCGGTCACCCCAAACGCTCATGATGACGTCGACGGTCATCGAGTCGGGCATCTGCGTGAGGAGCTTCCGGCCGGCGACACCTGGGATCAGCACCGGGTTCGTGCGTGACTTCCCGGTGAGCCACAGCACCTCAAGGTTCGTGGGCGCGAACCCGGGCCCGCACATGTTCTGGGCGGCGACGACCCATCCGCCGAGCTCGGCATCCCAGTCCGTCATGAGCTCGTCCTGATCAGCGTCTGGACCTGGTCCCGGCTGTCAAGCGCGCGCACCAGGTCGGTGGCTGACGGGCGGGCCTGGACTTCGTGCCAGTGGAACTCGTTCTGTGTCGTGCCGGCAGCGGCGGACAGCCCGGCGACGGTCGCTTGCAGCGATTGGATCGCCGCGGTGATCTTGGTGTCGGTGCCGCCCGCCGCTGATGTGCGGGCGTTCACTGCGGTCACCGACACGAACCGTGCGCTGCTGTCGACGTGGCCGCCGTTCGCGAAGTGTCGCACTGCGAGGCTCTGGCCGGCGGAACGGTTCATCTTGTCGAGGAACGGGACGCCGAGTCGGTCGACTGCTGCTTTGCGCAACACGTATTCGCCGGGGGTGAGCATGGCGGGCACGGTGTCGGTGCCGGACGCGACGAACGGGATCGGGCCACCGACCGCGCGCCGGTAGACGTCGGGGATCCGGCCTTGGCGTCGGGCTGTGGCGTCAGCGGTGACGCCCTCGGCGGTGTACTTCGTCTGGAGGGTGACGTCGACGGTCTTCGATTGCAGCGAGTCGTAGATCGCTTTCGCGCCGACCCAGTCGTTCTGAGCGATCTTCGCGTAGATCGCGGATCGCTTCTCTGCTGGCAGCGTGTCGAAGTTCCCCTGGAGAAGTTGGAGCTGCTGTCGGGCCTGCTCGGCGCCGGACAGCGTGATCGACGTCTCGACGGACTGCCCGTCGAGCCCGGCGAGGGTGATGTAGTAGTCCTGCGCCTTCTTGTCGGTGACGCCCATCGTCTCGAGCTGGCGGCGGAGCTGCTGCTCGTAGGCGGCGGCGGTGAACCGCACGGCGTCGGTGCCCGTTCCGAGCGCGAGGAGGCCACCGAGCTGCGCTTGGATCGCTGTGCCGACCTGCTGCCAGGCGTCGATCGCCTTGTTCTGCTCGTCGGTGTACTTCCCTTGGGACGCTGCAGCGAGGCTGAGGTTCTTCGGGAGCGACCCGGCGACTTCGTTCAGCCCGTGGAACGCAGCGCCGACGCCTTGAGCGGCGTCGGTCGCGTCGTTGTACAGGCCGGCGGTCTGGGAGAACCCATCGGCCCAGCCTTTCGCGGCCGCCTGGTTCGCCTGGAACGTCGTTGATAGGTCGCTGACCTTGGCGTCGAGGAGAGCGGTGACGTCTTTGAGCTCGGCAGCCTTTGCGGAGGCGTCAGATGTGGCGTCGGTGTCCGCCTTCTGGGCTGCAGACTTCTTCTCCAGCGACTCCTGGTTCCGCTTGATGAACTCGGTGTTGATCGCGTGCTGGCGGGAGTTTGGGTCCAATTGGGCGGTGGCTGACTTGAGCGCGTCGAGTGCCGCCTGCTGGTTCTTGGGGTCCATCGAGTCGAAGGAACGCTGGACTTGCTCGACGTCGGCTTTCACGCCGGTCCCAACGATCTCGACCTCGGCGCCGAACTCTTGCCACAGGTTCTGGAGTCGAAGCGTGTCCTGCTCCGCGCCGACTGCATCACCGAAGGCCTTCAGCGCACCTTTCTGGTCCAGCTTCTCGCGAGCGACTGTCAGGTCGGTGAGCGCGTCCGCTGCCCTGTTCGCAACCCCAGACCCGTCGTTCAGTGCCGAGAACGCCACGTCCGCCACGGCGATCGTCGCGATCGCCCCGCTGGCGATCTTTGCCGCGACACCGAGCCGGGTGAGGTCACCTTCGGCGTTGCGGAGGTTCAGGCTCTTGATTGCACCGCCGGCTTGGCCGACGGAACCAGCGAAGGACTTCCACCCGGCGGTCGCTCCTGACAGGCCGCGGAGCATGAGGCCACCACCGCCGAACAAGACGAGCGCTGCGCCGGACAGGCCGGCCATGCCGACCGCGCCTTGCTTCAACGGTTCGGGGAGCCCGGCGAACGCTTTCGCTACGTTGCCCGCGACTCCGGCAACGGTGCTCAACCCTTCAGCGAGGACGGGGAGGACCTCGGAACCGACCTGCGTTTGGAAGCCCTGCCATGCCAGCGTCATGTCGCGCTGCGCGGCGGTGTACTTCTTGACGCTGTCCAGGTTCTGCGACGACAGGGTGAGCCCGTATTCGTCGGACTTCTTGATGAGCTTGTCGATGCCGTCGGCGCCGCGACCGAGGAGCGGGCCTAGGTCCGCGCCGGACTTGCCGAACAGGTCGACGAGCGCCCGGTTGCGCGTCGCGGCGTCGCCGGTGTTGGCCACGCCTTCCGCGACCCGTTTCAGCTGCTCGGGCAGCGGGAGCGCTTCACCGTTCGCGTCTTTGAGCGACACGCCAAGCGCGGAGAGCGCCGCTTGACCCTTGGAGGTGTCCTGGGTCTTGCTCAGCTTCACGAACGCGCCGCCGAGCTTGTCGACGTCGACGCCGGTCTGTTGCGCAACGACACGCAACCGGGACGCGTCTTCGGCGGTCGCTCCGGTGACCCGCTGGAACTTCATCGTCTCCCGGCCCGCTTTGGCGAACGAGTCCGCCGCCGAGTCGAGACTCGCGACCAGGCCGACACCGATGCCGGTCGCAGCGAGCTGCCCGGCAGCCCCCTTGAGTCCGCCGAGCCTGGAGGTGAGCGCCTGGGTGGATCCGCCGGCTTTCGCCATCGACGTCTCCGCAGACGCGCCCAGCGCAGCGGTCGAGCGCGACGCCCCGGCCATCGCCGAGGTGTATTCCGACGTCACCGCTCGGAGGCGGACCGTCAACGTTCGGTCACTCATCGCTCACCCCCTTGGTCACGGTCGACGGACAGGTAGACGCCCGATGTCGACGAGCTCGACTCGGACCATTCCTTCGCTTCGATGTCGAGCGCTTCGCAGCACCGGCACCTGCGTGACCGGGCCCGGTAGTCGGGCCCGGTCGGGGAGAACGACTCGTCGCGGGGTTGCCCGCACCCTGTGCACAGAGAGTCCTTCCACCGCTGCCACTCGATGGCGGCGGCGATGTCGTCGTCGAGCCAGCGGCGTTCACCCGGGCCCGGCTCACCCCGGCCTAGGAAGATGCTGCGGGGGATCCCGCGGGGGCAGCAGAACTCGAGGATGTCGCGCTCGGTGCCGCCACGTCGGAGAGCAGTAGCGATTTTGGGGCGACGGGCACGTCCATGTTCAGGTCGATGAGCGCGGCGACCAGGAGGTCGTGCTGGCCGGTGGTGCTGCGGGCGAGGAGCTCGGTTGCCTGGTCCAGGTCCATGACCGGGTCGGTCGCGCAACGCGCCAGCAACGCGGGCAGGAACGTGACAGGGTTGAACGCGTGCATCTCGTCGACCGGTGGGTGGTCCTCGACGAGCGCCCGGTAGAGCTCGTGTGGGAGCGCTTCGAGGACGACGGTCACCTGTGACGCATCGATCTGAGCTTCGAGGTCGAGGAGCTGCGCTGCGAGCTCGGGGGCGTTCGCTGCGCCTGGAGCTCCTCGGAAGTCGTCGGAGACGGCCGACTCGTAGCGGCGGGCGAGCTCGGCGTGATCAGCGAGGAGGTCGGCTCGCATGGTGACGGGCACCGACGTCCTCGGAGCGCGGAACGTTCCGAGGACGTCAGTGATCGACTTGCCGCTGGTCGGCTTCTTCTTCGCCATCAGGCAGCGACGCTCGCTTCGAGCGCGGGTTCGAGGTTGCCGAAGATGGTCACCTCGAAGCGCTGCGGTTCGTTCTCGGCGGTCTTGGCCATGAGCTTCTGGCCGCACACACCGGGGTAGACCTCGACCTTCTGCGCGGCGGTCCACGCGGTCGAGTGCAGGACCATGCGTCGCACCACGGTGAACACGACGAGGTCGAGCTCGAAGAGGTCCCAGGCGTCGTCGTCGGCGGTGACGGCGTCGCGGACGCAGGTGAGCTTCACGGGCCCGCCGTAGGTCCCGGGGATCTCCGCGTCGTAGCGGTTCACCAACGTCGCGGTCTTGATCGTGTTCTGCGTCGCGGGGGTCTCCAGCCCGTCCTTCACGACGAACTTCGAGATGTCGGTGCCGGCGGTGAGCTCAGCAATGGTCGGCGCCGCCTTGTTCGCGATCGCGGTGCAGATCGTGACCTTGGTGTATTCGTCGTACGGCTTGACTGCCATGTGTCAGTCCTCCTCGGAGGTCTCGGGGGAGGCCTCGGGGGCCTTGGTGGGGTCCGCCTGGTCGGCGGGGGTGTTGCGGGCTCGCCGGCGGGCGGGCCTCGCCGACGCCTGGGTGGCGTCGGTCGATTCGGTCCACCCGGACTTGGCGAGCACCCGGGCCTGGGCCGGGGTGACGAGGCGGCGGGCGTCCAGGTTCGGGTGGGTGACGATGATCCGGGTGGGTTCAGGTGCTGACACAGCAGGCTCCTTCGTTGGGGGGCGGTCAGGTCGGGACTGTGCGGATCCGGAACCGGTCACCGGTTCCCCACAGTGGGGGGCGGACGGTGTCGTCGAGCCAGCAGCCGGCGAGCACGTCGACGGTCACTGAGAAGACGTCGCGGTCGGGTTCGGTGACGGCGCCATGGGCGAGCAACGCTCGCCGAGCGGCGTCCGCTCCCCACTCGGCTTGTTCCCGCGTCGCTCCCCAGGCGGACACCTGCATGACGACAGCGGCGAACTCGTTCGGGTTGGCGAGCGTCCCGTCGAGCGACCCGCCCGTAAGGGGATGCACAACGACGTACGGGGCGAAAGGCGACTGGCCTGGGGTGCCTTGCCAGCCGCCGCCGGTGGGTGCCGTCCCGTCACCGACGACGAGACCGAAGTCCGTGAGCGCGTCGACGACACTGGACGTGACCGCACGTGTCGACACGAGGCTGGTCATCGGAGCGACTTCCCAACGGCGTCGCCCAGGTCGTCGTTGAACCGCGGAGCGAACTTCTCGACCTGTGGCAACAGGAACGGGCGGGGAGCCTGACGGGACGTCCCGAACTCCTGGAACAGACCGACAGGTTGACCCAACGGGTCAAGCCCGGTGCTCACGACCCGTTCGCCGGGCTCGGCGCCGTTCTCGACGGTGATGCCTTCACTCGTCGACAGCCACGGCCGACCCTTCGGCGCTTCAGCTCGGGCAGCGGCCGCGAGATCTTCGGCGGTGCTGTCCACGATCCGCGACGACGCTGCGGCCACCTTCGCCGGCGACGCCTGGAGGTCCGCTGCGAACGCCATGAGCTCCGATGTGTCAACAAGGTCAGCCATGCGAATCGATCTCCTCGACCTCGATGCGCTGATCGAGCTGGTTCGACCCGGCTGCTGCGTTGACCAGCCGGAACGACCGGGCAGTGATGTGCGGATCGGCGCTGGTTGTGACGGTGAGGACATCGCCACCGGGACCCATGAGGAACGGGCCCGCATCCCACGGGGCCGACAGGATGTACGGCGCGACGGTGATCTGGGTGTCGCCCTGCACTGCTGCCCTTGAGCCACCGGCACGTCGAACGCGCAGCGGGCCCGAGTAGACCGTCGTCGTGGCAGGTGCTGCGTGCAGGCCGGTCGTCGCGTCGAACGCTCCGACCGCGGCGCCGCGTGTGATGACTCCGACGTCGGGGAAGTGCGCGGCGACGGTGTCGCGCATGTCGCCGAGCTCGGCGTCGGTGAACCTGGTCATGCGATGGCCGGCAGCATCCGCCGGCGGTGACGGTCGGCCATGTCGAGGCACGTCTTGGCGACTTGGCTGCGAGCGAACTGTTGGTCTTCGGTCTTGAAGTCGAACCCGCCGACCGCCTTGGCCGCTTTGCGTTCCCAGCCGAGCGCTGCGGCCCGGTCGAGGTCCCAGGTGGGCGCCCACTCCGAGCCGTTGTCGACCCACGTCACCGACCCGTCAACGACGCTCAGCGCGTCGTTGACGGGTCGGCCTGCCAGCGTCGGCCACGCCGCCTCAGACGCCCCGGTGGTGCCACCGACACTGCACCGCCAGAACCGGGCGGAGACGACGATGAGTGTGTCCGGTCGGACGACCTTGCCGGCGGTCCACTCGTCGACGTCTGCAGCGATGTTGCCCGGCGGGTTGCCGGCGTTGTCCGCAAGTGCTGCCTGATCGAGGACCTGGCCGAGCTCGTCAGCTGCGAGCTCGGGGGCCACACCGGCCGACACCATGCTGTCCAACTGTTCGAGCGCAGCGGAACGGTCCACGATCAGACGCTCTTGCGAGATGGGGCTTTGCGAGATGGGGCTTTGCGGGTGCGCCGCGGGACGGTGGGCTCGCCCTCGACTGCAACCTCGACGGGGGTGTCTGAGTCGGTCTCGGTTGCCGACTCTGCTGGGGCAAGAGGGTCGGCGACTCCCTCGGCGTAGCCGTTCGCGATGAGGTCGCCGCCCTCTGCCTCGCCCACCTCAAGCTCGTCGCCCGGGGCTGGCCACGGCTCACTGTTGCGGAACCCGGTGATGTTCGTAGTCATACGGACGCGCATCACGTCCTCCTCTCAGTTGGGCAGTTCCTCGAGGTGTGGTCGCACCCCGAGGTCACTGCAAACCAGAACGGGCTGTTAGGCCTGGACCAGGAGCTTGACGGCGGACGCGTCCTGGACAATGGAGTCCATCCGCTCGTAGCCGATGAAGCCGATCTGGAGGTAGTCCGCGTAGCGTTCGGTGAGGCGCATCATCTGCGCACCGTTGACCTGCCGGATAGCAAACGCTGACTCGAAGTCACCGAACGCCATCGTCTTGAGTCCGGTGGTGACAGCGCCGGCCATGTCGTTGTTCACCGTGTAGCGGTAGCCGAACAGCAAGTCGGGCACACCAACCTGTACGGACGGCTCCCACAGCGGGCGACCGATGCCGGCGCCGCCGGAGTCGTCGCGCAGCTTCCGAACCTTGGCGAGGATCAGGTCATGCATCTTGAAGCGGCACCGGCCCGTCGCCCGGTAGGCGGCGTCGACCGAGTGGATGAGGTCGACGATCTCGTCGTAGACGATTTCGGTGGGGGACGCTGTGGTCTTCCCGACGGTCGCGCCGTTCACGTACCCCTGTGGGGTGGTGGTGCCGACGCCGGTGGTCTGCTTGATGTTCTCGATGCGACCGAGGCGCTCACCCATCTTCTTGGCGATGCGGTCCTCGATATTGATGCCGGAGTCCTGGGCCAGTTGGAAGCTGAGCAGGAGCGGGCCGGACACGAACGTCCAGGCGCCCAGGTTCTTCTGGCCGAACACAAGGTCACCCTCGTTGGTCGCCTGGGTGTTCTCTCCGAGCTGGTAGCCGACGTTGGCGGTGTCGTCGTTGGTCGGCCATGGCAGCGGTGCGCCGCTGTCGGTGATGATGACCTCGGCGCCATCGGCCGCTCCGCCGTAGTACTTTTTGACCTCGGTGACCTTGTCCCAGAAGCCCTGCGGGACGGTGTACCCGCCGGCGGTGGTCGCGGTCGACTGGGCGTCCTTCACCTTGCCGAAGTTCGCGGCCATGAGCTGCTTCTGCTCCACGTCGAGACCCTCGAGGCCGTGACGGCAGAACGACTCGAACGTCGAGCGGTAGTCATCGGCGGGTGTCGACGTCGTGGGGGCACCGAGCGAGGCGCCCTCCTCGCGGGCCTTGGCGTCGATCTGAGCGAAGCTCGCTGCGATCCGCTCATCGGTCTCCCGCGTCTGGATCTTGGCGGTGAGAGCGTCGACGTCGGCGAGGGCCTTGTCCCACGCTGCTTCGTCCTCGGCGGACATTTCGTCGCCCTTGGTGTCGCGTGCCTTGAACTCCTGGGCCTGAGCCCAGATTCCGGCCCGCTCGTCGAGCAGTTCCTGGGTGGTCGACATCAGGTGTTCTCCTTGGTCATGGCGTGCTGCGCTCGCAGATGCGTTCGCAGGCGGGGTGTGCTGGGTGTGCTCTGGGGGTCAGAGCGGTCCGTCTCGCCGGGTGGCGGGGCGGGTTCGTGCGACTCCGGGGTGGAATCGACGACAGGGGCGGGAGCGGAGGTGCGCCCGGCGTAGGTGAAGATCGAGAGGTCGAAGCTGTTCGTGGCGTCGGCACCGTCGACCTGGTCTGCCAGGCCGGCAGCGAGGGCTTCCTCGGCGGAGAACCACGACTCGCGCTGCATCGCTGCACGCCAGTCTTCGGTCGACCCGCCCGCCTTGCGGGCGTACACGGACGCAATGTTGTTCGACAGATGGTCGAGCAGCTCGGCCATCTGCTTCATGTCGGCGGCGTTGCCGACGACGAGGCCCCAGGCGTCGTGGATCATCAGTTCCGAGTTCGGCGCCATGATCAGCGTGTCGGCCGATGCTGCGATGAACGACGCTGCGGACGCTGCGATCCCGTCGACGATGACGGTCACGGTGGCGGCATGGGCTCGCAACGCGTTCATGATCGCGATCCCGTCGAACACATCGCCGCCCGGCGAGTTCACGTGCAGCTCGATGCGGGTAACGGTGTCGGGAAGCTCGTCGAGTGTCTGGGCGAACTCCTTGGCTGACACGCCCCAGTACTCGCCCCACGAGTCGATCGGGTCGTAGAGCCGCAACGTCGCGGTGCCGTCCTCAGACACGACAGCGGGCGGCGCCTGGTTGCGGATCCGCTCCTCGGACCGCCCCTGGTGGGCTCGCAGCCGACGGGTGAAGTTTTGGGGATCAAGCGACATCAGCGGACTCCTGGGTGCCAGCGGCGGACAGAGGGACGATCGACCCGTCGACAGACACGAGCGTCAGGTTCGACGGAACGAGGAATTCGTCGAGGCCCTCGACGTACTCGAGGTCTTCCTTCTCGCGGACTGTCGCCCGGCTCATCCATCCGTCAGTGATGGCCTGGTGATAGAACGCGGCACGCTGAGCAGGGGTGCCGCGCAGCAGGCCTTCGAGGATGTGTTTCGAGAACCATTGGGTTTGGGTCCACCCGCCAGGGAGGAGTTCCCGGTCGACTCGCTGCTCGACCAGCTCAAGCCACGGCAGGAGCGTGAACTTCACGAACCCGTCGGTTTGCTCGGCGATCCCGGCCCCCCACGACGTCGACGACGTGACGTCACCGAGCAGGTGGGGGGGGATGCCGAACAGGCGGGCGATCTCGGTGGCAGAGAACCGGCGCGACTCAAGCAGCTGGGCGTCGATCGGTGAGATCGAAATCGGTTTGAATTCGGTCTCGTTGTCGAGCACGGCGATGTCACCGACGTTGGCCGAACCGCCGGTCCGTTCCCTCCACCGTCGCTTCATCCGAGTCGCCTTGACCTCGTCGAGGTCCCGCTTCGACTGCAGGACCCCTGCCAGACGCGACCCCGACCGATAAAACGACGCCGCAGATTGCTCGGCGGCAAGAGCGATCCCAAGCGTTTCGCGGGCCACCCGCAGCGGGCTGATTCCTTGGCTGCCGTTGACCGCCAAATACGGCGTCTCGAACATCTCCCGAGGAGTCAGGACCAGCGGCTCACCACTGCCCTTCTTCGTGACCTTGAACACCTTCCCCGACGGATTGGTCGGCGACGCAACCACCCGCTCCGGAGTCACCGCCGAGGGGTGAACAGGCCACAGCTCAACGACCCTGTCCGACCGGTCCCGAACCTTCCGCGCGTACGCCGTGCCGTAAGAGAGAGCATGCGCGTAGTGCCCTTGCCAGAACTCGAACGGAGTGATCGCCGGGTTCGGGTTGTCGAGGATCATGCCCTGGGTGGCAGTCGAGTGGGTGCCAGCAGCGAACACCTTGAACGGCAGCGTGGCGTTCACTCCAGCGATCAGGGCGATAGCCCGGTACCAGGCGGTCAGCCCGTAGACCCGGTCCTCGGTGACCGGCACACCGGCACCACCGGGGACATCCATCCACTCAAGCCCTGTCACGAACCCGACGTTCGGGTCCTCCAACGACGCGTTGCGCACCGCCATCCCAAGAAGGCTCACGATCTACCGCCCTTGCGAAGCAGCAGGTCGACCTCAAGTGACTTCGCCAGGAACCCGACACCGATCACTGCCAGCCCGCCAGGCCACCCGGCCCACTGGGCGACGGCCACCGCAACGAACACCAGCCCGACGACTTCCAAAATCTCCTGAAGCCAACCAACAAGGAGGTCCCCGAGAGCTTTCACCATATGTTCGGCTCCTTCTCTCGCTCAGTGGGCAGCAGTTGGTGGGCCACGACGACGGCTCCCAGTGGAGACAGCGGCACGGTCGCCTTCCGGCGGTTGAATTCGAAGAGATCCCCGACGATGTGCTCGGCGGCGTTCTCGACGGCGTCGTCGAGTTCTTCCTGGTCCGGGGCCCGCCGCATCCGGTCTTCGATGAGGGCGCTGTAGAACCCGCCGCAGCCTCGGCGGTATTCGGTGGCGGACAGCAACGTGAGCTTATCGTCGTCGATGTCGGCCTTGCGGAATGCTTGGAGGACGGCGGCCACCTGGGATCCGGCGGGGCCGGATGCGTTGCAGCCGACAGTGATCGGGTTCCATTCGTGGATTAGCTCGACGAGCCGGGCAGGGAGTCCGCCCACTCCGTGCATGAACTCGACGAGCTCGACGTACGGGGCGGTGAGGTCCCCGGCGGCGATGCCGATAGCAGCAGATGCCCCGTCGATGTCGACTTCGAACCCGATCGTGATCTCACCCGGGTTGATGGCCACCAGTTCGGCCACCTCAGCCGATTCCCACTTCTCGGCGGGGATCTTGGCGGGGGCGCCGTCGATGTCATCGATGAGCGGATCCCAGATGCACAGGCATTCTCTGGAGAACAGATCGACGCCGAGCTCGTCGAGGAGCGCCGCGTAGGTTTCGTGCGGGTTGCGGCGGCGGTAGGCGAAGTTGGCAGCGGCCAACGCTTGTGGGTCGAGTAGGTCGATTGGGCGGCGCGACACGATGCGGTCGTTGGCGTCGAAGGCCACGATCTCGGCGGTGTGTTCGACGTACGACAGCCGGCCGGCGCCGCCGCGGATTGCCCGCTTTCGGAGCTGCCACGCCAACCGCGACGTGGGTAGGCCGCCCGAGCCGGCGTACCACGACTGGCTGTTCGGGTTCGCGAGGCGGGTCGGGCCCGACGCTGCGACGTGCTCGCCGGCGAGGTGCTGGGCTTCGTCGTAGACGACCAGGTCTGCTTTCGCGAATCCTCGCCCGCTTCCTCCGGTGCGGGCCTTGTACTTCAAGCGTTGTCCGGTGAGAAGCTCGATGCCCTGCTCGCCGTTCGCGTAGCGGATCCGGGCGACCTTCCGGCGGAGGTCGTCGTAGTTCTCGAATACCGCTACCAGCCGCAAGAACGATTCGTTCGCCGTTGGAAACTCGTGTGCAGTGTGGATCTGGAGTCGATTGCCGCCGAGGATGAGACCCCAGAACTCGCGGGCTCCGATCGAGTCGTTCTTGCCGTTCTGACGTCCTTCGAAGTCGGCGACGGTCGCCGCTGCCCATGACCCGTCAGCGCGGGTGCCCATCGCTGCGCGAATCGTGAACTGTTGTGACTCGTCGAGCGGATGACCATCGGCCAGCCCGTAGGCGTTAGCCAGCTCGATTGCTTCCTCCGCGTCGTCGTGGCTGTGAACGTCGGGAGGGAGGTGGAGGATTCGCGGTGTCACCACGCCGAGCGGCGCGTCGATCAGCGAGTTCATCGGCAGGCGACTTCTCCTTCTCGTCGGCAGTGGCAGCGAGCTCGGTCATCACTGAGCGGAGCTCCTTCGAGATCGCGGGGAGTGCACTGGCCGGCGTGGCGTTGTTCTGGAGCGCAGCGCTCAGAGTCGAGCGGATGAGCTCGAGCTCGGATCGCCGGTCGACCGTCGATTCGGTCGGGGTGGCGGGCGGCGGCTTCGGCGGCGCCTTCTTCGCGGCGGGCTTCTTGGCGGCGGGCTTCTTGAGCGGCGGCGGCTTCT